ATAGCACAAGACATGAAGTCTGTTCATGGTCTTGACGCTGAAGGCGAATTGAGCAACATCCTTTCTACTGAAATTCTTTCAGAAATCAATCGTGAAGTTATCCGTACTATCTACAAGACTGCTAAAGTTGGTGCAGCTGTTGGTACTACTACTGCTGGTACTTTTGACTTAGACACTGACTCTAATGGTCGTTGGTCTGTTGAAAAGTTCAAGGGTCTATTGTTCCAAATTGAACGTGAAGCCAATGCTATCGCTCAACAAACACGTCGTGGTCGTGGCAACTTCATCATCTGTTCTTCAGATGTTGCAAGTGCTTTGGCAATGGCTGGTGTTTTGGACTATGCTCCTGCTCTTAACACTTCATTGAATGTTGATGAAGCGAGTACTACTTTTGCTGGTGTTCTAAATGGCAAGTACAAAGTATATGTTGATCCATATACTGCTAACCAAGGAACTACTCAGTTCTTCACTATGGGTTACAAGGGTTCTTCAGCGTTTGACGCTGGCTTGTTCTACTGCCCATACGTTCCATTGCAAATGGTTCGTGCTGTTGATCCTAACAGCTTCCAACCAAAGATTGGCTTCAAGACTCGTTACGGTCTAGTTGCTAACCCATTCGTTCAGTTGGATAACTCTGACACCGATGGTGCTTTGACTGCGGACGTAAACTACTACTACCGTAAGGTTGCCGTAACTAACTTGATGTAATCAAGTGTCGGCTGATTAAGCCGACAATAAGATCGGTATTTTAAGGGAGGACTTCGGTTCTCCCTTTTTTCATTTACTAAATAATAGTATGGATAAAACACTTAGCTGCCCCTTACCTTCGAACATTAACCCATTGTCACCCAATGGATTTAATTTCACCATTCAAAAAATTCCTTCTGTGAATTTCTTTTGTCAACAGGTCAATCTACCTGGTTTGACATTTGGTGACCCATCATTCGCAACCCCATTTGTATCTGTTCCAATTCCTGGTGATCATATTACGTATGATAATCTTGCAGTCAACTTTTTGATTGACGAGAACATGGAAAACTATAGAGCAATTTGGAATTGGATTATTGCACTGGGTTTCCCTCAGTCGTATGATCAATATGTTACATTTATTAATGCAGATCAATCTGGTGCATTAAGCGAATTAGCAAAGAACTACTCTGATGGTTTGCTGGAAATTCTTGGTGGAAGTAATACTGCAGTTGCAACAGTTCAATTTGTTGATATGTTTCCAGTTGCGCTTGATACTGTATTGTTTCAATCAACCAATCAAGACGTTCCTTATATCGTAGGACAAGCAACTTTCCGATACAGTTACTACAAATTTATTTGATTTTATTGCAGAATAGTAGTATAATGGTACTACTATCACTTGAGGTATATTATGAATCTAGAACAATTGCAAGAGATGTGGGATGTTGACTGTCAGATAGATGACAACTATCTTGGTGAACAATCTACCGCTACTCCAAAACTCCACGCTAAGTATATTAAGTTGCTGGTCAACGTAAAGTTAAAGCACACTAAATTATCTTCAGAATATAACATGTTGCGCAAAGCAAAGTTTCGCTACTATCGTGGCGAACTGTCTCGTGAAGAACTCCAAGAATTAAACTGGCCACAATGGCAAGGTGTCAAACCACTCAAAAATGAGATGGATGAATTTCTCACTGGTGACACTGATCTAAATACAATGAGGGTAAAAATTGATTACCTGGAGACAATGATTTATTTTCTTGAATCTGTTCTCGGTCAGATTAAAGCCAGAGACTGGCAAATTAAGACTGGCGTTGAATGGAAGAAATTTCTTGCTGGGATGTGATGAAAGTTAGTATTGAAAAATTAGATGAAGTATATGTGCGTGTGTTTTCTGACGCAGGAGTAGAGCAAGAACTCTCTGACTTTTTTACATATGAATATCCTGGAGCAAGATTTACTCCACAGTTTCGTGCCAGATTGTGGGACGGTAAAGTAAGATTATATGATCAAATACGCAAGACGTTGTACCTTGGATTAATCTCTTACGTAGAAGAATTCTGTGTCCGCAATGGATACGAAGTTGAATATAAAAATGTAGTAAAGGTTGAGCATGATCTAACTCATGAAGACATTGAAGGTTATGCTCGTAGTCTATCACCCATGGGTCGTGGCAAACCTATTGAGATTCGTGACTATCAAATAGAAGCAGTTAAGACAGCACTTAACAAAGAACGCACACTTTTACTTTCCCCTACAGCTTCTGGTAAATCGTTTATCATTTATACTACGATGCGCCAGCATTTGGAAAGCAATCGTAAGTGTATTATTATTGTTCCAACTACATCGTTGGTTGAACAACTGTTTGCTGACTTTGAAGACTACTCAAGTGCAAATGGTTGGAGCACATCTGCTCACTGTCAAAAACTTTATGCTGGGTTTACCAAAGACTTTACTAAAGATGTACTAATAACCACATGGCAATCAGTATACCTTCAGCCAAAGGCATGGTTCAAACAGTTTGATGTAATCTTTGGTGATGAAGCGCATCAGTTTAAAGCCAAGTCCCTAACTACCGTAATGGAAAAGATGGATAACATTCGTTATCGTATCGGCACTACGGGAACACTTGATAACAAGAAGGTTCATCGTTTAGTTCTTGAAGGAATGTTTGGTCCAGTACACAAGGTTACAACTACTCGTGCACTCATGGATTCAGGAAGATTGTCAAACCTAAATATAACGTGTGTGATACTGAAGTATTCTGAAGAAATTCGTAAGGCACAAAAGAATATGACCTACCAAGATGAAATGGATTTTATCGTAACCAATGAGGCACGAAACAAATTCATACGCAATCTGGCGGTGAAGTCTGAAGGCAATACGCTGGTCCTTTTTCAATACGTTGAAAAGCACGGCAAAGTTCTTTACGAAGCTATTAAGAAAAAAGCACATGATGAACGTAAGATCTTTTTCGTTTATGGTGGAACTGAAACTTCTGATAGAGAAGCAGTTCGTCACATAACTGAAGGAGAGAAGGATGCTATCATTATAGCATCGTTTGGAACATTCTCTACTGGTATTAACATACCGTCAATTGAGAATGTTATATTTGCATCGCCCTCGAAAAGTAAGATTCGTAATCTACAAAGTATTGGGCGTGGGTTAAGGTTAAAAGAAGGTAAGACTTCTTGCAACCTTTATGATATTGCAGATGATCTGCATTGGAAGTCTTGGAAAAATCATACGCTCAATCATGCAGCTGAAAGATACAAAACTTATGCTGAAGAGCAGTTTGAAATAAAATTAGTGGAGGTCGATTTATGAATGAAAATTTCGTGATCGTGAAACTTGTGTCTGGAGAACAAGTGATGGCAACTCTAACTAATGAAGATGCCGACACGATTCAATTGCATTACCCCATGGTAATAAAAATGATTCCTTTTATACAAGACGATCAGGCACATGAGCATGTAACTGCTGCTCCACTCTGCCAGTTCTCGGACGACAACAATTATACAATCGAGAAAGCAAAGATCTTGTTTGTTAAGAAATTGCATGAAGTCCTTGTTCCGCACTACAATCGCATTGTAGACGAGCATGAACATACTGTGTTAGTTCGCTCAGACAAAACGGGACACATTGCAAGAATAAAGGAAGAACTTACTGTGAATGACATTCAGAAACGCATTGACATGCTAGAGAGAATGACTGGAGTGGAGAGAAATACCGAGGAAGAGGAAGAAGAGAAAAGTTACTACATTGAAGGAAACGATACATTTCATTAGTAGTAACGATCAACCCTAACACAGTTAGTATACGTGTTTGGCAAATAAAAGGCAAGTAAATTTGACTGCAAAGAATGCAAATCAAAAATACTTGCCTTTATCTCATTCATGGGGTATAATGTATGTAGTTAATCAATAAAGGGTTCCGATGTGGCACATTACGTAAACAATGGCGAATTTTTAGTAGCGATGAAAGAGTACCGAGCATCAGTGATTGATGCAAGGGAAAAAGGTCTTCCGAAACCCATGGTAAGCAATTACATTGGGGATTGTATTTTAAAGATCGCAACTCATCTATCTTATAAACCCAACTTCATTAATTATAGTTACAAAGATGACATGATCCTAGATGGGATCGAAAACTGCATTCACTATATTGATAACTTTGATCCTGCAAAATCCAGTAATCCGTTCGCATACTTCACACAGATTATCTACTACGCTTTTATTCGTAGGATATCTAAAGAAAAGAAACACTCTTACATCAAGAATAAACTTATTCAGAACATGGCGTTTGATCAATTTGAAATTCAAGAACATGATGAGGATGGGCACTTTCATAATGCATACATAGACTTCATGCAAAGCAATCAACAGTTTGATGACTTCCTTGAAAAGAAAAAAGCAAAACGTAAAAAGAAAATAGAAACACCATCCCTTGATGATTTTACTGGGGAAAACATATTACGAGATGATATTGAAATGTTTAGTAAGGATGATTATGAGTCGGGTACAACCAATACGGGAATGGATGCGAGAGATAACTGAGGCAGCAAAAATGGCAATATCTTATGAAACTTTAAGACGTTCAATTCGAAGAAATAAAACACCACGAAGACCTAAAAGACTTCTGCGCAAATTCACTTGGGATGCTGCAGATAACATGTTTAATTTGAAAGAAATTATGAGCAACGAAAACAAAATCTTCCTTGGCACTTCTGATGTAGAAGATCTTATCACTGCTGAGATCATTCAGCGCAGAATTGACGCTGGCAAAACTACAGTACAAAGAGAAACTACTGTTCTATGCAATCGTGAACGCTGGGCAACATGGGCTGAGGAACACTACGCTGATTTCCTTTATACCCAAAACAATTCTTCTGCTGGTATGATTATCGAAGAAGAAACTGACAACTTTATTAAGTTTGATGTAAACTCAAACTCAACAACTGTTCGTGCATACGGTGATGCTGAATTTGCAATGAATCAGATTGCAATTATTGAAGAAAACTTTGATGTTGTAACTTCTTATGTTGAGTGGATTTATTCATCTGATGGTGGTTCAGTCAATGTTCCATTGAATCGCGATCGTCTTCCTGTTGAAGAAATGTACCCTTTCCTTAAAGGTGAAACACTAGATTCTTACTACGATCGTTACATGGAATCTAGTGCCAACATTCTGTTGTTGATCGGACCACCAGGAACTGGCAAGACTACCTTCATTCGTGGTTTGCTGGCGCATCGCAACTGCTCTGCAATCGTTACCTATGACGCACAGATTCTTGAGAAAGATGCTTTCTTTGCTAAGTTTATCGAAGATGATGCTGAGGTCATGGTTCTTGAAGACTCTGACGCATTCTTGAAATCTCGTAGTGATGGTAACACAATGATGCACCGATTCCTAAATGTAGGTGATGGTCTTGTAACTACCAAAGGTAAGAAAATGATTTTCTCTACCAATCTGCCAAGCATTCGTGACATTGATTCTGCGTTGGTTCGTCCAGGTCGTTGCTTTGACATCGTTACCTTTGAACCATTGGATATTGAATCTGCAAATAAGTTGGCAAAGAAACTTGACGTCACTCTTCCAGCAAAAGCACGTGGTAAAGAAACAGAACCATACAGCATTGCTGAAGTCTTTAACGAAAAGACTGAGAACATGGACAAGTCTAAAGCAAATAGAAAGATGGGGTTCGTTTGAAAGTAGCCATTATCACAGATCAGCATTTCGGTGCTCGTAATGACAGTTTAGGTTTTTTGGACTTCTATGAAAAATTTTATGAAAATACTTTCTTTCCTACTATTGATTCTGCTGGCATTGATACCGTACTTATTCTTGGCGACACATTCGATAGACGCAAGTATGTAAACTTCTACTCTCTCGATAGAGCCAAGAAAATGTTCTTTGATAAATTGGAAGAACGTGGCATTCGTGTTCATATGCTGGCTGGCAATCATGACACTTATTATAAGAACACCAATGAAGTAAACTCGCCTGAGTTGCTTCTGACTGAGTATGGTAACATTGATGTTATCTCTAAGCCAGAAACAATTGTTATTGATGGAACTTCCATCTGCATGATGCCTTGGATCTGTTCAGATAATTATCAAGAGTCACTTGATCACATGACAAATACACCAGCTGAAATTTGTATCT